ATATAAATGTTGAGGGATATGTGGTTCCTATGCCCATTAAGTTGGGGTTCAGGTGTAAGCGATTCCCATAGGTTAAATTTGGACTCTTGGGTGAAACCCATTTCAGTTAGTCCCACTCTCTCAACATTCTTTTAATTTAATTAAACTTATGTCATCAATCAAAGTGCCAACAGATTACAAACAACCAACTGAATCACAGTTGCAAGTATTAGTATTAAGATGGACAACTGATTTATGTACTGCTCTTGAGAGAAATTACAAGGATTATTCACTAAGAAGTTGTATTAGAAATAATACTACTGAACTTAATCCTTATCTACAAGAGAGAGTAAGGAAAATCGAAATGGATGAAGAAATGATGAAGTTTCGCATCCAAAAGGGCAAGAAATACTATAAGATCATCCAACAAGATTGGCGTAATGGCGAGTTAAGGGATGGATCAGTTCATGCCTTTGTTGATAAGAATACAGGTGAAGTTTACAAACCTGCTTCATGGAGGTCACCAGCAAAGCACGTAAGATATGATATGAGAATCATTCGTCAACGTGAGGCAATGTATGCTAATTGTGACTGGGCAGGCGGTTACCTTTACCTAAGATGAGAACAGCAACTATTAGTAGGCAGATAGGATCAGTTTTGGTCGTATCTGCCTATTTTATTGTATTGCATTATAGTGTACTCTATGGTACAATATTACATACAATAGCGTGCTTATTAAGCATACCATTCTTTATAAGAACTAAGGCGTATGATGTAGTGGCAATGTTATCATTTATGGTAGTAGTTTCCGCCTCAAAATTTATACAAATTCTTATCTAAATATTAACAGATTTGATATTACTATGGGTTACGATTCACTTAATGCACCAGAAGCAGCGGATGCAGTTACTTCAGGCAAAGTAGATAGATTGCAAAAACAATTACAGCAAACTATGAAAACACTTGGCAATCTTGATGAGAGATTAACAACACTAGAGTCAATGGTTCATGCCGTTCATTTAAAACAGCAAGATGATATTCTTGGCATAGTTGCTGATATTAACATACTTAAAGGTAATAAAGAGTATGATACAGCAGCAAATAAGTTTGATATGGATGCTAAACCTGCTCAACATCCTGACGCTCCACCATTGCCAACGCCACCAGTTGGTTAAGTGTCCACTGATAGTTGCCAGATAGTATATGGCGTGCCATAATACTATCAGTTCAATGAATTTAATTTATGGATGAATTTGAAGTTGGTTATGAGATTCTTGAGCAGTTATCCAATACTAATGAGGATGACTGGTTAAGTAATATTGAAGGTGTGAAAGAAGTGTTTGACCCTGAAACAGAGAAAATGTTGAAACAGTTTTAAAACTGTCACACGCCCCTGCACAGCAGGGGTTTTTTATTCTATACTATTATTATTGAAACAAATTATTATGAAACTGCGTGAACATCAAACAGAAGTAGTTGATACCATGCAGAAGCACAGTAAGGGGCAAATCATTGTTCCTACTGGTGGAGGTAAGACTATTTGCATGATTGAGGATGCAAAGCATCAATTTACAATGAATAGTGTATCAAAAACTATTGTAGTTGTTGCCCCTCGTATATTATTAGCACAACAATTATGTGCTGAGTTTTTAGAACATATTACTAATGTTGATATATTACACGTTCATAGTGGTGAAACGCCTTATGTAACAACAACTAAGACTAAAGAAATAGAAGAGTGGTATCATAATAGTATTGAGAATCAGTTGATCTTTACAACATATCATTCATTACATAAGATACAAGAGTCACTTGATATTGAAGTAGATACAATATATTTTGATGAGGCACATAATAGTGTTCAAAAGAACTTTATTGAGGCAGTTGAACATTTCTCAATGTTTGTTAGTCGTGCCTATTTCTTTACTGCTACACCTAAAGAGTCTAGTGTTAAAACTGGTATGAATGATGAGAGTGTATTTGGCAAGAGAATTGTTGAAGTGCCTGCTCCTGAGTTAGTTAATAAAGGATACATATTGCCACCTAAAGTTAAAGCAAAGAAATATAACTGTGGTTTCTTTCAGAGTCAAGAATTGATAGAGAAAGAGGCAATCCTTGATGCTCTTAAGACTGAAGATCACATGACTAAAGTATTAATAACTGCCAAATCTACCAGTAATATTCATAAACTACTTACCAAAACAGATTTTATGGCAATATGCCATGAAATGAGATATAATGTTATGCACATAACTTCTAAGTTTGGTGCTATCATTAATGGTAAGAAAGTATCAAGGAAAGTATTCTTTAATATTATGAATAAGTGGGGCAAGGATGAATCTAAGAAGTTTGTTATGTTTCATCATAGTATATTATCTGAAGGTATGAATGTATCAGGATTAACTGGTTGCATATTACTTAGAAACTTAGATCTTATCAGTATGGCACAAACTATTGGTAGAGTTATTCGTTTACATGATAACGACAAACGACATATTGATGCTGGTGACCTAATTCCAGGCAATTTCGAGGGATACCATAAACCATTTGGCAAGATGTTTGTGCCTGTATATTCTAATATTGGAATAGGAACAGAGAGGCGTCTAAATTCAGTTGTGGACACTATCTTTACAAAAGGTGAAGCGCAAGTATCTATTGCCAGAAAATAGACTAGATAGTATAATGCAAAATATGGAGGCATATTTTATGAGACAAATTGATAAGATTCGTCAACGATGCCTTGAAGAAATTGATAATCATTATGCTGATAGAATGACTAAATTAGTTGATGCACTTCGCCTTGAGGATGCTGAAGCAATTATGCACGAAATGACGTATAGTGGCAATGAAGATGATGATGTTGATTTATTCCTAGATGATTTAACTGAGTGGAATAATGAGGAATTAAATGGCATTTACTTTGAAGATTTAAACAATGACTAAAGAAGAAAGACAAACTAAGAAAGAATTAAATCAATTAGTTTATCCTAATCATCTTAAATATCTAAAGAAACTTAAGGCAGATCTTAAGAAACATACTAAAACAAGTATGAGCAAATATCGTCAACATTTGAAGAAAATGAATAAGAAATGATTGAACATTCGTTATTATTTGCCATCGGATTGAGTAAGTTTAAAATTAATGATTGGCAGAATAAGAAATCTAAGTTGCTCGAACTCATATCATTTGATGATGAAGATATAGAGTCATGTTCAGATTGTTTAACTGATTATTACAAATATGATACTCGTCCGCCATACTTTGATAGTTTTGTTGACATAATGCAAGATGATTTGAATAACATTGCTAGTGAATTTACAAGTCAACTAAATGATAAGTATGGTGGAGATTGTCCACTTGAGTCGCTCGATACGTGGCAATTATGGTCACAAAGATATACTAAAGGACAATATCATGGAGCACATAATCATGGCAATAGTAATATAAGTTGTGTATTATATGTTGAGTTTGATGAGACTGAACATATACCAACAACATTTTATTCGCCCTTTCCACATCCTTATTATGGTATAATTGGGAAGCAAACGCCTCAAGTTAGTGAGGGCAATATTATTACATTTCCAGCAAGTTTATTGCATGAATGCCCTGCTCAAGTATCAACTAAACCTAGAACTATTATGTCCTTTAATATACCTTTAAGATAATGTATGACATTAAAGTAACACTAACAGATCAACAATATAACTTACTAAGTGAAGCGTTGTTCTACTATTCTGAAGATAAAGATGACCCTGCCGTAACCAGTAATGTAGAGGAGTTAGAGGATTTAATTGATACACATAGTAAGAAAGTATCACGAAAGAGAAAGTATATGAATCCCCAGTGTGACATTTAATGAACTGGCATGAGACAGTTGAGATAGTGGTACATTTCATATTGAAAATGACCTATGATACCCTATAATAATAGAGTACAAACGAATTGACACTATGCCAACTGCCTCTACAGCGAAGAAAGTAACAACTTCTCGTAAAAGACGCACTCGCAAAGTAACAGCAACTGCTCCTAAGTCTGCTCCTCTAAATAACAAAAAACCTACCAAAATCATGGAAGAAGTTAAAACAGAGGCGCCAAAAGTTG